GATCGGCAAGAGATAAAGGATATCGTAGATCGAGAATCTAAAATCATGTTGACAAAAAGTGAGTCTTTGATAGGCTTGATGAATAATGCTGATAATGAATATAAATTCAATATGCTGGTATGGCTACATTCCATGATGTGTATGGCGGATGTATTTAGCGGGATATTGGAGGATTTCAAGGATGGGGTAAGAAAAGCCAATGGCAACTCCAAGTTCGTTAAGTTCGATAATCTGGATCGGTTAATGGCAGAATGTAAGAAGGAGATTGATTACCTGATGAAAGGCACAAGTAAATCATTCCAGATATCTTTTGCCGTAAGAAGCGATGAGCTAAGGGAGATGATAGAGAATATGGTTGGCGACAATATCCGGGAAGGGTATGATATGTTTAAGGAAGAGGCTAAGATGACCAAGGAGACAGACAGGAGCAAGATAGAGGAATTTAATAAAAAGCTTGACCATGATCAAATGTAATATAAAGCTAGGCGATATAGTCCATACCCAGATAGGAGTAGGAGAGGTGATAGCCATAAGCAAGACCAAAGAGACTTTGATGGTGAAGATGGATGATGGCCGGGAGTGTGCGATAAGATTAGAGTACGTGAAAGACGTTTTTGATAACTACAGATCCAAATGATATACAAGTTAAGACCATATCAAGAGGAGTGTGTTAAAAGTATCTCCGATTACATAAACTCTGATAGACATGATCCGGTATTGATCGTAGGGCCTGTAGGTTGCGGTAAATCGATCCTCATAGCAGAAGCGGCTAGATTGATGGGAGACAAGACAATAATATTACAACCATCAAAAGAATTGCTACAGCAGAATTATGATAAGCTTACATCATATGGCATACCGGCTACCATCTATTCCGCCTCCTGTGGCAAGAAAGAGCTGTCTAACATGATATACGCCACGTTAGGGTCTATCAAGAAGGTTGTTGGTCAGCTTAAGGAGATGGGGATCAGGAACGTGTTGATAGATGAGGCTCATGCCGGGTATAGCCCGGAGGACGGCAGTGAGTTCATGACATTCATGAATGAACTGAAACCGAAAAAGGTGATAGGGTTTACCGCTACACCATGCAGGCTTAAAACGATGTCGATAGGGCAGGTGTCATATTCCCAGCTTAATTTCATCACTCGTATGAGACCGGTATATTTCAAGAACCTAATCCATGTCATACAGGTGGAGGAGATGATAAGGCAAGGATTTTGGACACCTCTTAAATATGAGACATGGGATTTCAATGGAGATGCCCTTAAACTTAATTCTAACGGCTCCGAATATACGGCTGAGTCTATTAGTGAGGCGGTGAGAAAAAATGGCTTAAACAATCTTATTTTACGCCGGTTGATGGTATTAAAAGACGTATGCAGATCTATACTGGTATTTATGGATTCTGTTGAGAGCTGTAATACTGCCGCCGAATGGATGAACGCCAAGATATGCGCTGGCATGGCGGAGGTAGTTCACGGAGGCACGCCAAAGAAGCAGCGGGAGGCTATAGTCGAGAGATTCAAGTCAGGTGGGACGAGGGTAGTGTTCAACTATTCCGCCCTCGGTACGGGATTCGATCATCCGGGTCTGGATTGCGTGATAGTAGGGAGACCGACATTCTCATTCTCATCGTTTTATCAGTGGCTTGGAAGGGCAGTCCGTATAAAAGACGGAAAGGATAGTGCTTTGGTCGTTGATTGTTGTAACAACTCGTCAAGGTTCGGTGATATAAGGAAACTTAGTATAGAGAACTACAAGGGGTATGGATGGGGAATGTTTATCGGCGATAAGCTAATAACTAATATCCCGATGGGGGATAAGGTAACGAAAACAGATCTGGATATCAAAGCAGCCAAGAAAGATCGTAGGAGGGGGCTGGCGCAGGGCGTAACCGCCGCCCCTGTTCCCGGGAGACCGGATCATCCCCTTGGCTCTACGGTAATGACATTCGGGAAATATTGTGGGTGGATGTTGCATTCGATCCCAGTATCGTACTTCAAATTCATAAACGAGACATTTGACTGGGATAATGACAGGAACAAGGATATAAAAGAATACATAGATTTTTTAATCAAAAACAATAGATTATGACAGGATGTATATATCATGAGGCTGATCTTGACGGAGTAATGTCAGCGGCTATAGTAAAAAAGTATTTCAAAGGGGACATTGATCTTCTTCCTTACAATTACGGCAAGGAAATACCTGACGTGAATAAATATGATAAGGTGTTTGCAGTTGACGTGTCATTTGGAAACAGAACAAGATTCCTTTTCGATGAGTGGAAAGAGAAAGGTATAGATGTCATATGGATAGACCATCATAAGACCGCCATAGACGATATGAGGGATTACGAGGTAAAGGGCAAGAGACGTATCGGAACGGCGGCTTGTGAGCTTACGTGGGAATATCTTTTCGATGATATCGAAACCCCTGACGTGGTAAAATTATTGAGCGCTTATGATGTATGGGATCATGATCGCTTCGAATGGAGTGACGTGCTCTCATTCCAATATGGGATGAGAGGGTATTGCGGGCTTGACGTTGACATGGTCAGGGAGGTGCTAAACAAGGCAAATGGTGAGTTTGTTTCCGATATGATAAGAAATGGCGAGGCCATAATAGAGTATATCATCGAGAAAAACAGAGGAGAAATGAAGATGTTCTCATTCGAGGCAGATATATTTGGATACAAGGCGATATGTATGAATACTACGGAGTTTAACTCCACCACATTCGAGTCTATGTACGATCCTAGAAAACATGATTTGATGATGCCATTTTGCTGGAACGGAAGATTCTTTAGATGCTCGTTCTATACCACCAAGGAGGAGGTGGATGTCTCGGCGCTGGCACGCAAGGCCAACCCCGGTGGCGGCGGTCATAAGGCGGCTGCCGGCTTCCAGCTTAGCGTGGAGGATATGATGGGATTCTTGAAAGAGAGGAGGATGTGATATGGTAGGATTGATATCTATTATTATAATAATAGTAATCTCCTTTGTCATGATGATGGAGGGATGGGAAAAATATGATTCACAAAAGTTTTACACAGGGCTGCTTGTGATAGGTATAAGTATCATAATGATATTTCCAGTAATGCAATATAATATGGAGAATATGAAAAACGTATGCAAATTCAAGAAACTTAACGAAATGAAGCTAGACGATTACGGCTTCGGTTTATTCGAGTACAATGGCGTTCTTTATTTCAAGGAGGCAGAGGGTGAGAGATGCTTTGATGTAAGAAGCGGGAACGAGGTTATTATCGGGAAAGATAAAATTGTAACGGCCTTGGAGGATTGATCATGAGAAAACTTGACGACACCAACAGGACAAGAAAGAAAAACGTACGGCACTCGTGGGTAAAGGCGGGGCCGGGGATCCAACGCTGCGCTATTTGCGGAATTACGAAGCAAAGCGAGTGGAGAGACGGGAAGACCTCGCATTGCGTATATCTATCATCTGGTGAGCTTTATTCTATGACAGGAGAGACACCGGAATGCAGGGATCTTAGTGAATTTTATTAATAAAACAAAAAGGAGTTTGAAATGAAAGAGGAATTTAGCAAATACGACAAGGTTGTTTATGATGGTGAGGTATTTGAGGTACTTGAAACCGCCGACAATACGGGGATAATGAAAATAGAACCGTTATTTGATGAGACATATAAATTTATTTGGGTTGATGAGGAGATGGTTGTCTCGTTAAGCAGGGCTATCAAGTTAAGGCTTATTGATGATGAGACGGCAGATGAGGCGATGAATTTCGGGAAGCCAAAAATAGGAGACGCGGTGGTGGAAAGCGGACCGCTTGTAGGGAAAGACGGCAGCGGCAAGGACGACCGGGCCGACGGCAAGCTTCGGTGGGATCTCCTTCCTTTGGCTGAGATAGAGGATATCGTGAGGGTATATACGGAGGGGGCTAAGAAATACGCCGACAATTCATGGCAGAATATACCTGATGGATTTGAGAGATATAGAGCGGCTTTACTTCGCCATATGACGGCGTACATGAAAGGCGAGAGATATGATAAGGAGACAGGGCTGATGCATTTGGCACAAATTTGCTGGAACGCCATAGCGTTATTATATTACGATAAACATAACAAAGGGTTAATAGAATGGAAGGATCAGGAGAAATAATAGTAGACGAGAAATTAAAAGCTATTGACAAAAGGACTGGTAGGTACATTAATGTGATCAAGCGCACTATTGATGATGGTACCCCATTCCCGATAGTTAAGTACCTTGATAAGAATCGTAAAGAGCTGAATTATGATTGTGTAAGGCATCTTAATTTTGATATAGACATAGATTGGGAGTTGAGAAGATATCAGATCGTAAAAGATTTATTGTCCAACGATTTCGATGGGAGGAGGTTGAGTGTAGATGAGGTAGATAACGCTATATTTACAGCGGATTTAATTATTAACAAATTAAAAACTATTTAAAAATGGTAAGAATTGATTTTTTCACGAAGAAAGACGCTGAGTACAGCGATTACATGCGATATATTATCGCCAACACGTTACAGGAGTATGAGGGTGAGGTCACGTTAAACCAGATCCCGGAGAACAAAGCCACGGATGAGGAGATATCCAAGTACGGTATAGAGGTATATCCTACTATTATCGTCAGTGGAGATAATATGGATGGCTTTAATAAACTTGAGGGGATGTGCAGAAAGGCTGATCTTATTAACGTCATGTCATTATACGATAAGAAATAGGCTCATGACGCTAAGTGATAAATATTTTGGCTGGAAAGATATATTCTTTGACAGGTTCGTGCATTGTTGTAATGAAAAAAGCGGTCAACCACAAGGGAGTAATATACCTCTAGCCAAAATAAACTTCGATAACAAGACAGGATATGTGGAGGACGGGACTATTAATATAGCCGAGCTTCTTCAATATCTTTGGATAAATAATAAGGTCTATAGGTGTGAATATGCGCCCATAGATATATCTTCCGCCTTGCAAACATTGATCAGATTGACCGAGAACGCTAAACATATGTTTGAGGATCAACCGGGTGTATATGACATGATCCCATATAGAGGGTTTTTTCTTAGAGATGATTTTTCATCCGGGAAAGATTATTCACTTGATTTGGATAAAATAGTGAGCGGGATGGGAGGATGGTATGGGGAGGATGAGGATCCATGCTACTCGATGTTCGTCAGCCAAGATCAGATATGGAACTTGAACCCGATATTGAAGGTATTAGCTGATGAGGGATCTATTCTAGCCAAGGAACTTGGGTATGATATGAACTCATATGTCAGCGACAATGGATATACGATATACAACCCCTACCTCTCGTGGATCAATCATTACTATCATTATTGCCCGACATTTAACGAGGATAAATTAAAGCCTTGGGATAGGGTAGAGGATAGGAAAAATAAGTTCAAGATGACGGATAAGGTCAAGAGAGGTGCCAATAACTGGTACTATTCAGGCGGGACTATATCTTGCGTGGATAGCTTCTTAGGGAAGAAATACAGGAAGAATCTCCGGACTTTCATATATCGTGGAATAGTGTTCTTTCTGGATCGGATATGGCATACGCCATTGTTTGAGAAGATAGCAGCTTTTTCTGCTTCTTTAACTTAAGCCACTCTTCAATCGTAGCTCTTGTCTCTTCTGTGCTATCCAC